GGATTATCGCCGATGTCGGCGGCGGCGACCGCGATCGACAGCCATAATGCGGCGTCGGCGTGGAACAAGTCACTGCTCGACAATGCGGCGCGGCCATCGGGGGCTCTGGTTTATTCGGGGCCGCAAGGGGTCGGGATGCCAGCCGACCAGTTCGACCGGCTGAAGGCGGAGCTGGAGGAGAGTTTCCAAGGCGCGGCGAATGCGGGACGTCCGATGCTGCTCGAGGGCGGGCTCGACTGGAAGCCGCTCTCGCTGACGCCGAAGGATATGGATTTTCTGGAGGCGAAGGCGGGGGCGGCGCGGGAGATCGCGCTGGCATTCGGTGTGCCACCCCTGCTGCTTGGGCTGCCGGGTGACAATACCTATGCCAATTTTGCGGAAGCAAACCGGAGTTTCTGGCGGCAGACGGTGATTCCGCTCGCAACAAAGGTGCATCAATCGATTGCGCATTGGCTGGCACCGAGTTTCGGGCCGGTTGAAGCCTTGCCGGATTTCGACCGGATCGATGCGTTGTCGGATGAGCGGGACGCGTTGTGGTCGCGGATCGGGGCGGCGGAATTTCTGACCGATGACGAGAAGCGCGAGGCGGTGGGGTATGGCGCGCGGGTCTCGGGCGGGGAAAGTCCGACGTCATGACCGACCAGATACTCGCCAGCGTGATTGCGCGGGGGGATCTCGCGCATCTGACGCTGATGCTCTGGGCGGGGGCTGCATCGCTTCTGGCGGCGTGGCTGCTGCGGGAACTGGCATCGGCGAACAGGCGGTTCGACGCCTTTGTGCGGGAACTGCACCATTTTAATAGCCGCCTCGGCGGACAGGACTGATTTCAGGAGGGGATATGGCGCGACAAACAGGGCAAGGCGGCGGTGCAACACCGCCCGCCAAGGGAGAGGTGCGGGCGGAAGTGCCGCGCGCGAGCGAGGTGTTCTCGACATTTGTGCGGGAATTGCAGCGGATCGATGCGGCGCGCCGGAAGGGCGTGCGGACGACGCGCAGCAACGGGAGGCGCGGATGAGCCTCACCTTGAGTGACGGGCCGGAGGGGCAGTTCGAGGGCTATGCGAGCGTGTTCGGGGCGATGGATATGGCGCGCGATGTCGTGATGCCGGGGGCGTTTGCGGCGAGTATCGCACGATTGGGCGCGGGCGGGATCAAACTGTTGTGGCAGCATGATCCGGCGCAACCCGTGGGTGTCTGGACGGAGATTTCGGAGGATCAGCGCGGGCTGTTCTGCCGCGGAGCGTTGAACCTCGATGTGCAGCGGGGGCGGGAATTGTTCGCGCTGCTCAGGCAACGCGCCGTGAACGGGCTCTCGATCGGGTTCAAGACGGTGAGTTCCCAGACCGACAAGGCAACGCGGACGCGGAAGCTCGAGAAGATCGATCTCTGGGAGATTTCAATTGTGACGTTTCCTCTGCTGCCGGAGGCGCGGATCGGCGCTGTGAAGCAGGCGGAAGCGGAGTTTTCACCCGCTGACCGGGAGCGCATCAGGCGGTTCCGGCAGCTTTTTACCACGAAGAAAGGATACGTAGTATGACAGACGAGACAGTGACGCTGGATCGCGAAACCAAGGCGGTGCATCACGGACATGATCCGGTGACCGACACGATGATGCGGACATTCGATGCCTACAAGCAGGAGAATGATGCGCGGCTTGTGCGCCTCGAGCAGGGTAAAAGCGTTGATCCGCTGACCGAGGAGAAGCTCGCAAGAATGGATCGGGCGCTGGACGAGACGACGCGCAGGCTTGACGAGCTGACCCTGAAGACACGCCGCCCGATGCTCGAGACAGCGGAGCGGGTGACGACAAATGCGGAGACTCTGGCGCATAAGGCGGCGTTCAACCATTATTTGCGAACGGGCGAGACGGCGGGGTTGAAGGCGTTGGAACTCAAGGCGCTTTCGGGGGGATCAGGGCCGGATGGCGGGTTTCTGGTGACGCCGCCGGTCGAGCGGGAAATCCTGTTCAGAATGTCACAGATGTCGCCGATCCGGTCGCTTGCGTCGGTCCGGACGATTTCGACGTCGACCTTCAAGAAGGCTTATTCAACAACAGGCCCCGCAGCGGGATGGGTATCGGAAACGGCGGCGCGGCCGCAGACGAATTCGCAGGTGATTGCGGAGCTGAATTTTCCGGCGATGGAACTCTATGCCATGCCGTCGGCGACGCAGACGGTGCTGGATGATGTTGCAATTGACCTCGAGCAATGGGTTGCGGACGAGATTTTCACGGTGTTTGCCGAGCAGGAGGCCACCGCTTTTGTGACTGGCGATGGTGTTAACAAGCCCTCCGGTTTCATGGCTGCGGCCAAGGCGGCGCAAAGTGCGTGGTCATGGGGCAAGCTGGGGTATATCGTGACGGGCACTGCCGGCGGGCTGAATGCGACCAATCCGTCGGATGCGTTTGTCGATCTGATCTATGCGCTGAAGGCAGGCTACCGGCAAAATTCGACCTTTGTGATGAACCGCAAGACGCAGGCCGCGATCCGCAAGCTGAAGGCGACGACGGGCGAATATTTGTGGCATCCGCCGGCAAGTATCGGCCAGCCAGCGACGCTGATGAATTTCCCGCTGGTCGAGGCGGAGGATATGCCGGATATCGGGACGGATACGTTCCCGGTGGCATTGGGCAATTTCAACCGCGGCTATCTGATCGTCGACCGGATGGGGGTGCGCTCGCTCCGCGACCCTTACACGCTGAAGCCTTACATTCTGTTTTATGTGACGAAGCGCGTGGGTGGCGGGGTTCAGGATTTCGACGCGATCAAGCTTCTGAAATGCGGCACGTCCTGATCTGACAGGGGGTGATGATATCATTGGCCGGGTTCGCCCGGCCAATGGCGGATCCTATCGCTTCACATAATTTGCGATCCAGTCGCTTTGGGGGCCGAGAAGGGCGCCCTGGGTTAGGGCGCCGCATTCGGCTTTGCCGGTTCCGGTTGTCCAGGTGGTGGTGGCGACGAGTTTGCCGTCCGCCAGGATCAGACCGCCTGAATCGCCGTGACAGGCGCCGCCACCGGATTTTTTCGTTGATTGCGGGGCCGACAGCCAGAGCAGGATGCTGCTTTTGCCGTAAGGTTCGACAACGGCGAGATCGATGCTGCGATAGGTTCCAAGCGATTTACGATCTGTCTCGGAGGCGAGGCCATAGCCGAGCACGGTCACGGGCGCGCCGGGGACGGGTTGCCACTCGGGATCACGTGCGATGGGCGAGAATTGATCGGGCAGGGGCGCGGCAAGGGTGACGATTGCCAGATCGATGGATTTGACCCGTTTTTTGATCGCATCGGCAGTGTACTCCGGATGGATGTGGATGGATGCCGGTTCGATCAGGATTGGTGTGTTGTCGGGCGTGCGGAAATGGACGCGATAGGCGGTTGAGCCTGTCACGCAATGGGCCGCGGTGAGAATGATGTTTTGCGTGAGGACAGCACCCGTGCAGGTGCTGCCGCGGTCTCCCAAAATCATGACGGCATGGCGTGCAGACTCAGGGGCGGGGACGCCCTTGATGATTGCGGATGCGGCTGTCGCGGAACCCAAGGTCATCAAGAGGGCAAAGGCAGGTGGCGAAAGCCGCATGGCTCGGTCTCATCGGTCAATCAAGAACCAAAATACAATCAAGGAGGGGTTATATGAACATGATTCTGCTCACGGGGCCAAGTTTGGAACCGGTTACGCTCGCGGAGATGAAGCTCTGGCTCAAAATTGACGGGTCGGAGGATGATAATGTGATCAATGCTTTGATCGTTTCGGCGCGCCTTTCGGTCGAGGCCGTGACCAAACGCATCTTGATCACGCAAAGCTGGCGTGTGGTGCTGGATGAATGGCGACAGGGCGGATTGATCCGGCTGCCGACGGGGCCGCTCCAATCGGTGACCGCGGCGCGGGTTTACGACGCGGCGGGTGCTGCAACAAACGTCCCGGTCTCGACTTTTCTGGTCGATAATTCGAGCCGTTCGCCGCGCCTGATTGTGACGGGACCGGTGCCGTCACCGGGGCGGGTGATTGCGGGGATCGAGATTGATTGCACGCTGGGGTATGGGGCTTCGGGATCGACGGTGCCCGAGCCGCTCCGCCTGGCCATTCGTCTGTTGGCGACGTTCTGGTTCGAAAATCGGGGTGATATTCCGGTGAGCGGGGCGGCCAATTGGCCCGATACGGTGCTGACGCTTTTGACGCCGTATGCGACGCGGAGGCTCTGATGGCGAAGGTTTCCATCGGGGCGTTCCGCGCCCGGCTTGTGCTTGAAACGCCGGTCGAGACGACGGATTTGGCGGGTGGTGTCACCCGAAACTGGACACAGGCGGCGTCGCTCTGGGGTGATGTTGCGACGCTGAGTGCTTTGCAGCGACAGGAAGCGCAGCAATTGGGGCAGACATTGACGCATCGCGTGACAGTGAGGTGGCGGTCGCCGCTCGATACATCGATGCGGTTCAAGAAAGGCGCGCGGGTTTTCGCGATCCGGGGCGTTTATGACCCCGAGGATATGACGCGTCGTCTGGTCTGTCTTTGCGAGGAGATGCGGGCATGAACAGTCCCATTCTGGCGCTGCGGGCCGCAATACGCAGCATTCTGGTGCTGGACACGACGCTGACCGGCCTGCTCGGCGGCGAGCGCATCTATGACGAGACACCGCGAACGGCGGAAACGCCCTATGTGACCTTTGCCGATGCATCGGCGCGGGATTGGTCCGCGGGCGGGTCACGCGGTCACGAGCATGTTTTTGCAGTGTCGGTCTGGTCGCGGCAGGGGGGTGATGCGGAGGCGCTGGGCATCGCCGCGCGGATTGCCTTTGTGCTCGACGGCACAACTCCGACGGTGAGCGGACATCGCGTCGTGTTGCTGCGGGTGACGGCTCATGAGGTCGGGCGACCAACAAAAGACGGTTTGCGCCGCGCCTTGGTGCGGTTTCAGGCGCTTACCGAAGTCATCGTTTGATTTTGGACAGGAGGGAGACATGGCGGCACAGGCAGGGAAAGATTTGTTGCTCAAGCTGGATGACGGATTGGGCGCATTCATCACGGTTGCGGGATTGAGAACCCGGCAGCTGACGTTCAACGCCGATAGCGTGGACATTACGAGCCAGGAATCGAGCGGGCGCTGGCGCGAATTGCTCGCGGGGGCGGGGATCAGGCGGGCGGGTGTGAGCGGGTCGGGCGTTTTTCGGGACGAGACATCGGATGCGCAGATGCGGCAGGTGTTTTTCGATGGCGTGATCCGCAATTGGCAGATCATCGTGCCGAGTTTCGGAATCGTGCAGGGGGCGTTTTTGATCACGGCACTCGATTACAAGGGCGATTATGCCGGCGGTGTGACGTTTGATGTGTCGCTGGAGAGTGCGGGGGCGCTGAGCTTTACGGTGATTTAGCTTACTTTT